CTCTACGGCGACGGCTCCGCCAATGGCGGCAAACAGCTTACCGGCCTGGCGACCGCGGTTCCGATCGTCAACACATCAGGCACCTATGGCGGCATCGATCGCGGCAGCGCCACGATCTGGCGCACGCAGACCTATGATGCGCAAAGCGCCAACGCTGCGATCGGCACCCAGGTGAACTCGACCACGATCCGGCCCTGGCTCAATTATGTCATGACCAAGCAGTCGCGCGGCCGCGACTATGCCGACCTCCTGATCATGTCGCCGGAGCATTACGCCGCCTATGACGCGGCCACCGTCGCGATCCAGCGCCAGACCAACGACACCACGCTCGGCAAGCTGGGCTTCTCCGCGCTCGAATATATCGGCGGCGGCAAGCGCGCCGAGATCGTGCTGGACGGCGGCATCGGATCGAACATGCCGGCCAACACGACGTTCGGCTTGAACACCGACACGTTCCGCGTCCGTTATCATCCCAACCGCAACTTCGACAAGCTGTTCGACGGCGACGGCCAGATGCCGATCGACAAGGATGCGATTGCGCAATTCATCGGCTGGATGGGCGAATTGACGATGACCAATCCGCTCTTCAACTGGCGATTCTACGATAGCAACCCGGCAACCTGATTCGGGAGGTTTGCACCGATACCCGGCCTCCCGGTACTTGAGGTCGTCGCTGCGATGAGTTGGTGGGAGCCTTCCTCCCGCGGCGGCGGCCTCATTTTTTGCAATCACGGAGTGACAGACATGCCGATGCGCAATCCCGATGACGCGGTTGTCGCGATCTTTCGCACCATCGCAACCAAGAATGACAGCAAAAGCGCCGCGGCGGGCCGGCCGATCTTCGACGATGTCGACGTCTGCGAGCTGCGCTATCCCGGATCGAAAAATGTCGGTGTCTATCCGGCGACGGGCTTTTCGCATTGGGCGAGCGACCCGATCAGTGGCGAACAAGCCAAGATAAGCTACGCCGAGCGGTTTGCGCATCAATACCGGCAATTCAAGATGCACGCGACCCAGACAAAATCGGGCACACCGTTGAGCGAAGTGGCGTTTGTGACCGAGGCCAGACGCGCCGAGCTGCGAGCGTTCAATCTCTATACCGTCGAGGCGCTCGCCGCGATTGACGGATTGGAGCTGAAGAACCTGGGCCCAAACGGCCGCGAACTCAAGAACAAAGCGATCGAGTACATCGAGGACGCCGCCAACCGGGCGCCCAACACTCAGCTCCTGGCCGAGCTGGACGCTCTGCGGGCGCGGAATAGCCTGCTGGAGGAGGACAACAAGCACCTGAAAACTCTGCATCCTCCGACCGAGCCGTCCGTCGGTCCCGATCAAAGTTTTGAGGACATGTCGCTCCCGCAGTTGCGTGACTTCATCGCCCAAAATTCGGGTTTTCCGCCGCAAGGCAACATCAGTCGGAAGACCCTGATCCGCATGGCCAAGGATTTGGCAACCGAAAAGGCGGCCTGATGTCGCTGCTGACGACCATACAGGACGTATGCCCGGTGATCGGCGTGGCGGTGCCGCAGTCGGTGTTCGCCAACATTCCCGCCAACCGGACCATGCAGGAAATGCTGGCGCTGGCCAATGAAATGGCGCGGCGCATCAGCTACGACAACCGCGACTGGACCTTGTTCAAGACCACGCAGGTCTATGCCGGCGACGGCGTCAAGACCTCGTTTCCGATGCCGGCCGACTACAAGCGCATGCTGCTCAACAGCAATGTCTGGCGCTCGACTTCGACCGCCTACCCGATGCGCTTCATTCCCGACTACGACAGCTGGCTGCAACGCCGCATGATGAATATCAACGATGCCCGCGGCGAGTGGACCATGGTCGGCGGCCAGATGCTGATCTGGCCAGCGCTGTCGAACGGGGCGACGGCGACCTATACCTATCTGAAGAAGAACTGCATCAACCTGACCAGCGGCGGCGCCGGTAGCACCTTCCTCGCCGACACCGACAGCTTCGCGCTCGACGAGCGGCTGCTGACGCTCGGCATGATCTGGCAATGGAAAGCGAACAAGGGCTCCCCCTACAACGAGGACATGGCGACTTTTTCCGACGCGATGGCGAAGGCCATGGGCGCCGACAGTCCGTCGCCGATCGTGATCGGCCGCATGCCACTGTCCTACGCCACCAAGGACGCCTATCCGTTCCCGCTGCCGGATCCCGGACCATGACCGCGCTCGCCGCCTATCAGGGCTTTCGTCGCATGCCGGTGCCGCAGCAGGTGGCGCAACGGCTGGAGACCATTTCGATTCCGGCGCCGACCCGCGGCATCATCATGGACGAGAACGAAGCCTATATGCAGCCCGGCGCGGCGGTGGTGTGCGACAACTGGAAGCCGACCCTGCGCGGCGTCGCGCTGCGCGGCGGCTGCACCCGCTATGCGACGCTGACTGAGACCACGCCGGTGATCTCGATGTTTCGCTACGCCAGCGGCAACAATCAGAAGATCTTCGCCGGCAACGCCGCCAAGCTGTACGACGTCACCACCGGCACGCCGGTGTTGGTGGCGTCCGGCCAGCACAGCGGCAATTACTGCGCCTCGCAGCTCGCCAACCAGGGCGGCGACTGGCTGATCGCGGTCAACGATTTCGGTGATTATCCGCTGCGCTTCAACGGCACCAGCTGGGTCGTGCTGGACGGCACGCCGCCGCCGGCCTGGGTCAACAACACCGCCTATGCGATCAATGCGCGGGCGTTCGATTCCAGCGATCGTTCCTACTGGAAATGCGCGGTGGCGCATACCAGCGCCGCCGCCGGCACTTTCGCCGCCGACCGCGCCGCGCATCCGACCTACTGGGTCGCGGACACGGCCTCCGATGGTGTCAGCTGGATCGTCGGCCCCGCCGGCACCAACGTCGTCAACGGCGGCAACCTGACCTATGTCTGCAAGTACCGCAATCGCTGGTTCTTCATCGAGGCCAGCAGCATGAACGCCTGGTATCTGCCGCTCAATGCGGTCGGCGGCATGCTCTCCATGATCCCGCTGTCGGGCGCCGCGACCAAGGGCGGCAAGCTGCTATTCATCGCAAGCTGGTCGATCGATGCCGGCGACGGCATCGACGACAAGATCGTGTTCGGCACCGACCTCGGTGAACTCTTGATCTTCACCGGCTCCGATCCGAGCAATTCCAGCAACTGGCGCCAGGAAGGCCGCTATACAATCTCGCCGCCGATGGGCATGAACGCGCATCTGCCGATCGGCGGCGATATGTTGATCGCCACCACGTCCGGCATCATCCCGATCTCGGCCGCCATCACCAAGTCGAGCGAAGAGCTCGAACTGGCTGCGATCACCCGCGCCATCAAGCCGATGTGGCGCGACGAGGTCAACGCCAAACGGTCCTGGTCGTGGACCTTGGAGAACTGGGAGCCATACGGCGGCATCTTCGTCACCTGGCCCGGCGGCACGCCCGGCAACCGCTACTGCGCGGTGGTCAACGCCGCGACCGGCGCCTGGGCGCGATTCGTCGGCTACGACGCGACCTGCTTCGTCAAGATGCGCGATGATATGTTCTTCGGCACCCAGGATGGTTATGTCATGCATGCCGACCAGACCGGCGCCGACGACGGCCTGGCCTATGTCGCCACCCTGGTCGGCGGCTGGGAGATGTTTCAATCGCCGGCGCAGACCCTGGTGTGGCGCCAGGCCCGCGCCACCTTCACCGCGCCGACCGGCCAGATCTTCCAGCCGCAGCTGGGCGCCTGCACCGATTTTATTCTGGCGTTGCCGACCCCGCCGCCGGCGCAGCCGGATCCGGGCCCGCTCGACGCCTGGGACCAGGGACATTGGGGTCCTGATATGGGCGGTCCGCCGCCGCCGATACCGACCCCGCCGCAGCGCGACCAGTACGCGCAGTGGGACCAGGTCATCACCACCCGGCCGCCGGTGCGCAACACCATGTGGGTATCGATCGGGGTCACCGGGTTCACACATGCCCCGGTGGTGCAGGCGACGGTCTCGCAGCAGGCCAAGCCGAATATCGAGCTGATCTCGATCAGCGCCGCCTTCGAGCGCGCGGGCATCAACGTATGAGGGTCCAATGGCGCGGAGCTCCACATATGACCCGGTAGGTGCAATGGGAGGCCTGTTCGCGCCGGCCTTCATCTATGGCGATCCGGAGGCCGAGCAGGCGGTCGCGGCCTGGCTGGCGAAGAACCTCAAGACCCCGCCGGCGCCCGACAAGCGCTATGTGCCGCCGCTGGCGCCATCGCAGGATCCGACCGAGGCGGCGCGCAACGCCATCGCGCTGGCGATGTTGAACCGAGACGGCGCCGGTGAGGCCGGGATCGGCGCCACGCCCGGCGCGATAGCCGGCGAGCTCGGCGA